AATGAAGAAAGAGTGGATGCAAGAGAGACTGACACTACAGAGACAGCAGATGTTAAGGTTAGAACTACAGAAAATGTACAAGTCAGTAGCATAGGTATAAAAGTTGCAAAGATTATCGCAAAACTTGAATTAACATTGAAGAGGGTTGATGATAAGGTTAAGGCAATTCAATATGTAACACTTAAAGGTATTCAATCAGAAGCACCTAATTTAAATTTATATGCAAAGAAACAATTTTATCAACCAACTTCACTTCAAGATGGTAATCCTGATTTCTTTAATCAACTAAATATTGAGCAACAACAAATATATGGTAATGTAACTCTTGCACAATACAGCGATAAAGACCCGCTGATTGTACAGAAGAGAGAACTTAATAGAATAAATAGTGAAAAACAGAGATTGTTGATAGAGATACAACAATTGAAAGAAAACTTATAGGAAAAATCAAATGGACAAATTAAAAAATAATCTAGCAAGTATCGCCGCTCTGATAGCAGCCATAGTTGCAATTGGTGGTGGTTTTGTAAAGTATGGTGAACTTACTACAAAGTTAACTGCTTTAGAAAATCAAAAAGGCGTGAATATCGCACCACTACAAGAACAAGTTAAACAACTACAGATTGACCTAACATCTTTAACAACTAAAGTTGATGGTATGAATGTAGATGTAGATTTATCTGATATGGATAAAAACAAAACAGGAATTGCAGTAAACAATAAAGAAATTGAAGTTTTAAAATTACAAATACAAGAGTTAAAATTAAAGTCTTCAAATCCCTTAGCGAACTAGAGGACAATTAAATGGAAAGAAACGGCAACGGTAACGGCGAGACTAGAAAGACTATATCTTCACTAGGAAAAGAAGTCGCCGACAATAGAACAAGTATAGAGGTTTTAAAATCTGAACTTCAGCAATCTACTATGGTACACAAAAGACTAGACACAGCGATTGAGAAGTTAACAGGTATATCTTCTAGCATTAAATCTATGCTTGCCGTACACGAAGAGAAATTATCTCAAGCAGAAAAACTAGACGAAATCATCTTCTCTAAATTAAAAGATAGACAAGAAGATACAGAAAAAAGATATTCTGCATTAAAAGAAAATATAGAACTTACAGAAAAGAGAATAATGAACGAAATCAAGTCAATCAAAAATACACTTGGAGATAGAGTAAATGTACTAGAAAAGTGGAAATGGTTGATTATTGGTGGTTCTATAGTAATTGGCTTCATCTTGGCAAGAAACTTTCCGCTTGTCGTAGAATTGATGAAGGTCCAGTAAGGGTTATCACTATTTTCGGATAGGTGCTTGACATAGTACCTCATTTAGTATATGATGAGTACTAAATGAAAAAAGAGTGCAAATATGTCAAGTTATATTGACCTAAAATTTATCAACGAAATATCAGCAAGACTTGGTCACTTCAAGAAAAAAGGGGATTACCTCTTCAACTTCAGGTGTCCACATTGTGGCGATAGTCAAAAATCTAAACTGAAAAGTAGAGGTTATTTCTATCGTGTAAAAAATGATATGTTCTTCAAATGCCACAATTGTGGTATGGGACAAAATCTTGCTAACTTTCTAAAATTTATTGACCCAAAAGTTTACGAACAATATCTATTAGAAAGATATAAAACGGCGTCACCAGCGACACCGAAACCAGAGTTTAAGTATGATTTTAAACCTGATATAAAAGATGACTTCATAAGTGATTTAACTAAAATTGCTGATTTAGATAAAGAACACCCAGCAAGAAAAGTTGTAGAGAAAAGACTTATACCTGAAAAGTTTTATGATAAGTTGTATCTCTGCAATAAGTTTTATTCGTGGGCACATAAGATAGCACCACGAAAATATAATACAAGTAAATACGACCACCCTAGATTAGTCATACCTTTTTATGATGAACAAGGTAAAGTATTTGCATACCAAGGCCGTGCATTTGGAAACGAAACTCCAAAGTATGTAACAATCAAGTTAGACGAAAACAAACAAAAGATATTTGGACTAGAAAGAGTAAATTATACACAACATATATTTGTGGTTGAAGGTCCAATTGATAGTTTGTTTTTAGATAATTGTATTGCGGCTGGTGGGGCAGACTTAACTTTAGATAGTAAGATTGACCCTAGTAAAGTTACATATATATTTGATAACGAACCGAGAAATAAAGAAATAGTAAGTCGTATGGAAAAAATAATAGAACAAGGTTACAATATTTTTATTTGGCCAAACGACATTCAACTGAAAGATGTAAATGATTTGATTATGACAGGAGTTACGAAAGTACAATTAAGTGAAATTATAAGTATCAACACATATTCAAAACTATCAGCAAGTCAGCAATTAATAACATATAAGAAAGTATAGAGGGATAAAAATTATGGGCGAAAACGGTGTAAGCGAAATTTATGTAATTAAGAGAAACGGCAGAGGACGAGAACAACTTAATATTGACAAAATACACGATATGGTAGAATACGCCTGTGAAGATATAAAAAGTGTATCTGCCTCCCAAGTTGAAATGAATAGTGGACTTCAATTTTATGATAACATTCCTACCGACCAAATTCAACAAATATTAATAAAATCTGCTTCAGATTTAATCTCACTAGAAACACCAAACTATCAATATGTTGCCGCTAGACTATTACTTTATAGTTTGAGAAAATCTATTAACAGAAGATTGTGGGACCACCCTAGTTTAAAAACACATATTAAGAAATGTGTAAAACTTGGTGTCTATGATAAGAACATTTTAGATTGGTATTCAGAGGCAGACTTTGACCGTATGCAAACTATGATAGACCACGATAGAGATTATAATTTTACATATGCAGGTTTAAGACAAGTTATGGATAAGTATCTTGTTCAAGATAGAAGTACAGGTGACATTTACGAGACACCTCAATTTATGTATATTATGATTGCGGCTACTATATTTGCACAATATCCTAAAAATAAAAGATTAACATATGTAAGAAAGTATTATGAAGCGATTAGTAAATTTAAAATTAACATTCCAACTCCTGTTATGGCAGGTGTTAGAACGCCTATTAGACAATATGCAAGTTGTGTCCTTGTTGATGTGGCCGATAGTCTTCCTAGTATATTTTCTTCTGATACTGCTATAGGTTATTATACTGCTCAAAGGGCAGGTATTGGTATCAACGCAGGAAGAATTAGAGGTATCAACTCAAAGATTAGAGGTGGCGAAGTTGCACATACTGGTGTAATACCTTTTCTAAAAAAGTTTGAGGCAACCGTAAAATCTTGTACACAAAATGGTGTAAGAGGTGGTTGTGCTACGGTACACTTTCCTATCTGGCATAAAGAGATAGAAGATATTATTGTATTGAAAAACAATAAAGGTAGTGAAGATAATAGAGTTAGAAAATTAGATTACTCTATTCAAATATCTAAACTATTCTATGAAAGATTTATTAACAATGAAGATATAACTTTGTTTTCACCACACGAAGTAGATGGTTTATACGAAGCATTTGGTACAGATAAATTTGATGAACTATATTTAAGTTATGAAAAGAATACAAAAATTTATAGAAAGAAAATATCTGCACAATCTTTATTCTTTGACTTACTAAAAGAAAGAGCAGAGACAGGTCGTATCTATATTATGAATATAGACCACGCTAACTCACACTCTTCATTTAAAGACAAAGTTAATATGAGTAATTTATGTCAAGAGATTACATTACCTACAGACCCTATAGAACATATAGACGGAGAAGGTGAAATTGCATTATGTATTTTAAGTGCAATCAATGTAGGTCTTTTAAAAAATTTAGACGAATTAGAAAGTCTATGTGATTTATCAGTAAGAGCATTAGAAGAAGTAATAGACCATCAGAAGTATCCTGTAAAGGCCGCTGAAGTATCTACAAAGGCGAGAAGAAGTCTTGGTATAGGTTATATTGGTCTTGCTCATTACCTTGCGAAAAAAGGTTATACATACGACCAGAAGATGGCGTGGAAAGAAGTTGATAAATTAACAGAGGCATTTCAGTATTATCTATTGAGGGCGAGTAATGAAATCGCAAAAGAAAAAACTAAATGTGATTACTTTGATAGAACAAAATATTCCGATGGTATCTTACCTATTGATACTTACAAAAAAGAAGTTGATGAGATTGTAAATCGTAAACTCAGCTTTGATTGGGAGACATTAAGAAAAGATATAATGCAGTATGGGCTACGACACAGCACTCTCTCTGCCCAAATGCCTTCGGAATCCTCTAGTGTGGTATCAAATGCTACAAACGGCATTGAGCCACCTAGAGACTTTTTAAGTGTTAAGAAGTCAAAGAAAGGTACATTGAAACAAGTTGTACCTGACTATGCTAGATTGAAAAACAATTATACTTTGTTATGGGATATGAAAGACAATACTGGATATATAAATGTTGTATCAGTAATGCAGAAATATTTTGACCAAGGTATATCAGGCAACTGGTCTTATAATCCTGAACTATTTTCAGAGAACCAAGTACCTATTTCTACAATGGCAAATGACTTATTAACAACTTATAAATATGGGTGGAAGACTTCTTACTATCAGAATACATATGACGGTAAGAAAGAAGAAGTTGAACCTTTACACCCTATGACTTACGATGAGCAGGCAGTAGGTTCAGTAAACTTACAGCCAGAACAAGAAAAGAATGTGTTACAAGATATCACTATTCCTACAACACCAGAAGGTGAAGAGGAATGTGAGGCGTGTAATATTTAATAAAGAGAAAGATAAAAAAATAAATGGCAACTAGTGTGTTTAATAAAGAAAAAGGTTTAGACTTTACAAAGCAACCGATGTTTTTCGGTGAAGATTTGCAGGTACAAAGATATGATAGTATGAAATATCCTATCTTTGATAAGTTGACACAACAACAATTAGGTTTCTTCTGGCGACCAGAAGAAGTTTCATTACAAAAAGATAGGTCAGATTGGTCACTATTAAGACCAGAACAAAAGTTTATATTTACTTCTAATTTGAAATACCAAACAATGTTAGATAGTGTACAAGGCAGAGGACCTTGTTTGGCATTTTTACCTTTTGTATCATTACCAGAATTAGAAGGTTGTATTGTAACTTGGGACTTCATAGAGACTATTCATAGTAGAAGTTATACATACATCATTAAGAACTTATATTCTAATCCAGGCGAAGTATTTGATACTATCATAGACGATAAGAATATAGAAGTTAGAAGTGAAAGTATTACTAAACATTACGATGAACTAATACAATTAGGTAATAAGAAATCTATTGGTATGAAAGTAGATGAGTATGAACTAAAAGAGAAGTTATGGCGTACACTATGTACGGTAAACATACTAGAAGGTTTAAGATTTTATGTATCGTTTGCTTGTAGTTTCGCTTTTGGTGAACTTAAATTAATGGAAGGTAGTGCAAAGATTATATCATTTATTGCAAGAGACGAAAGTCAACATCTTGCTGTATCACAAAGAATTATTAATAACTACAGAGGACCAGAGAATGATAAAGTTATGAATAAGGTTATTAAAAACAATGAAAAGTATGTAGAGAAGTTATACGATGACGCTGTATTAGAAGAGAAAAGGTGGGCAACACATTTATTTTCTAAAGGTTCTATGGTAGGTCTATCAGAAAAACTACTACATAACTATGTTGAGTGGACTGCTAACAAGAGAATGAAGGCAATAGGTTTAAAAGCAAAGTATGATGTTGGAAGTGCAAACCCATTACCTTGGACCGAACATTGGTTCAATTCAAGAAGTCTACAAAATGCACCACAGGAAACAGAGATTGAAAGTTATGTTATCGGTGGCATTAAACAAGATGTAGAGAAAGACCAGTTTAAGAAATTTAAATTATAATATGAACAAGAGAAAGTATCATTGTCCTCATTGTGAGGAGGAGTTTACATTAGTATGGGAGCAAGAAGATTTAGAACCAATCTCTTGCGTCTTTTGTGGTGCGGCTCTTGACAACGCAGATGAAGAAGAACTTATTGAGGAGCAGGAGGATGACGAAGATAATTGGAATTGATTATTCTTTGACTTGTCCTTGTTGTTGTATATTTGAAAGTGAAGATTTAAGTTATGAAAATGCAAAGTTTTATTATCTTACAAGTACTAAAAAATACGAAGGTGTATTTTTAGATGGTAAAGTTATTGGTGACAGAATAGAAGACTACACCAATCAACAAGAACGACACGATAATATATCTAATTGGGTATTCAAAAGAGCAGTAGGAAATAGTATTAATCCTACGGTATTCATAGAAGACTATTCTTTTGGTAGTAAAGGTAGGGTGTTCAACCTTGCCGAGAACACAGGTTTACTTAAACATAAACTTTACAAAAAGAATATGAAATTTGTAACACTAGTACCATCAGTTATTAAGAAGATGGCAACTGGTAAAGGTAACGCAGACAAAACAAGAATGTATGATAAGTGGTATGAAGAAACAGGTATAAATCTGATGGAAGCACTAGACCAACAAACTCTATCAAATCCTGTTACTGACATAGTAGACGCTTTCTACATTGCAAGGTGTGGCTATGACCAAACTATGGACAAAGATAAAGAATAAGGATAGATGG